TATTAAAAGAAGCAATAGAAAATAAGGAGGAGTAAATGAGCGAACAAGAAGCTAGGAAATACACGTCAATTTGTATGTTAAGAGAAGAGATTAGGCGGGATATGGAGGACTATAAGCTTTTGCATACTAGAATAAGTCTTTATTCTACGTTGGATCAAAAATTTGAAGATGGTGATTTATTTATAGGTTGGTATTCAGGTGAAGATAATTGTTGGGATGAAGACAATAATGCACCTGAAAGAGCTTTTAGCGATGAAGCTAATTGGTATACAAAATATCTAGCAAAAAGATTGAAGCAGAATTTAACAAAACTAAAAGAATTAATGGAGCAAAACAATGAATAAAGAAGAGTTTTTAACAATAATAAAAGAATTAGAAAATGCACAAGAAAAACTTACAAAAAAATATAAAATTAATTTTGTTTTTTTATCTGACGTTGGCATATCTAGTAAAATCAATATTAGACAACAGCTTGATTACATGTATGCGCAATTAGCATATACCTATGCAATGATGATGCAAGCACAGGTTATTGATGAGACCACTAAAAAGAAAGTTAATATGAGTTGGGTTATTAAAAATATTAATTCTTCGATAGATCATATTAAAACGAAGCTGGAAGAAGAAAGAAAAAAGGGTTTTTTTAAGAATCTTTCCGAAGAATACGTTGTTACTCCATATCTCAAAGAATCAATAGATATTTTACCAAAAATGGAGCAAAACAATGAGTAAATGGAACAATTTTAACGATGCCGAAGACCAGATGTCTTACGAGCTAATACCGCATAAAACCATAGCAAAGGTGAGATTATTACTTAAAAAAGGTAACCATACTACAAAAGAGTGGCCAGACGGGTATGCTACTAAAAGCAAAGCAGGAACTAGTGTACACCTTGCTTGTGAATTTGTAGTGCTAAGTGGCCAGTATGAGAATAGGAAAATCTTGAGCAAAATCGGTCTTCATAGCGATAATTCCCCGCTATACGCTGAAATCGGTAGGAGCATGATCAAAGCCATTCTTAACTCTGCTCACAGCTTGCATTCTAAAGATAAATCACCAGAGGCGGAAAAACAGAGAAAGATTAAGAGCTTTGCTGATCTTGATAACCTTATATGTATAGCTGAAATTACTATCAATGATAAAGGTGATAAGCCTAGTAACGAGATCAGGACTATTATTACGCCCGATCATGCTAAATATAGCGAGTATATGGATGAGAGAAGCGGAAAGTTTCCTATTAACTATAAACAGGCCAGTGATAAACAAACTGATGGTACTTTTGAAGAAGAAGATAAATTGCCTTGGGCGTAATGAGTTTAGAAATACAACGACATATTACCAATATCTATGATGAATTAGATAGATACCGTAATAGTAAAGATTTAAGAGAAATATATCATTGGTCTTCTTGCAAGAGTTTTAAATATAACGATGCTTTTCAGTCAGCTCTTTTTCAAATAGAACAGCAGAAGAAATTGATAACTAAAAATTTAAATCAGTTATCAGAATCTATAGATGATTTAGAACCTAGAGTTAATTGGTGTAAACGGCTAGTGATTCTAGAAAAAGAGAAGAATGAAAAGTTTGCAGTAAAGTATGATAAATATCACGAAAGATTGGGAGCTAAAAATGAACTATCAGAGTAATTGCAAAAGGATAAAATATGACAAAACAGAAGAATAAAGGTGGAAGGCCGCTAATAGTTTTCACCGATAAACAAATAGCGAAAGTTAAAAAACTTTCAGCTTACCTTAACTGCGAACAAATCGCGGATTATTTTGGTATTAGTCATATTACATTTCAGGAAATCAGACATAGGCAAGAAGAGGTTTCTTTCGCATATAAAAAAGGGAAAGCACATAAAATATATAATTATGCTAAAAAACTTGAGAATAAAGCTATGGGAGTTGATGAAACTGGTGATACAACGTCAATAATATTTTACCTAAAGACACAAGCTGGATGGAGTGAGAAACAACAACATGAAATCACAACTAAAGAAGCACCTCCTATTCTTACCTACATAGTTCAGGATGATAAAGCAACAAGCGATTAAAATTCAAAGATGGCAAAAGGAGTTATTTAAACCTTATCGTTACAAGATAATTTACGGCGGTCGTGGTAGTGGTAAGTCTTATGCAGTAGCGGATGCTTTAATCGGTATAGCTTTATATCACAAACATTTAATCTTATGCGGTAGGGAATTTCAGAACTCTATTAAAGAAAGTGTGCACTCATTACTAAAACAAAGAATAGAGGCTTTAAATCTTGGAGAGTATTTTGAAATTACAAGAGATGAGATTACCTGCTCTTATACTGGTAGCAGATTTATATTCAAAGGACTGCGGCATAATATTGATAGTATTAAGTCGATGGCAGGTATTACTATTCTTTGGATAGAAGAAGCTGATACTTTGAGTAGCGAAAGCTGGCGAGTAATAGAGCCGACAATTCGTGAGCCTGGTAGCGAGATATGGTGTACTTTTAACCCTAAGCATGAAAACGATATATTATACCGTACTTTTTTAAGTGGTGAGCCTCCTAAAAATTCGTATGTTGTAAAAGTTAACTATATGGATAATCCATATTTTCCAGATATTTTAAGAGACCAGATGGAGGCTTTAAAAATTAAAGACTACGGGATGTATAGACATGTTTGGGAAGGTGAATGTTTAAAGAACTCCGATGCTCAAATATTTAAACAGGATGTACATTGGATAATAGACAAGTTTGAAGAGCCTAGCGTTATACATAAATACTTTGGGCTTGATTTTGGATTCTCACAAGACCCTACTGCTGGTGTTAGATGCTATATAAAAGATAATTGTTTATATATTACTCACGAAGCTTACAGGCGGCAGTTAGAGATTGATGAGACAGGTAAATTTCTAGAGAAGCATTTACCAGATTTAAGGAGATATACCATATATGCCGATAATGCTCGGCCTGAGAGTATTTCATTCATAAAGAGACAAGGTTATGCTATCCGCGGCGTTGAAAAAGGGAAAGGAAGCGTTGAAGACGGCATCGAATACCTTAAAACTTTTGATAAGATAATAATTCATGAAAGATGCGTCCATACTATAAGGGAATTTTCGCTTTATTCATATAAAGTAGATGAAAGAAGCGGCGATATTACTAACGATATAGTAGATGCTTACAATCATTGTATAGATGCCCTTAGGTATGCATTAGAGCGTTTAATGAAAAGAAAAGTTATCGATTATAATAAATGGGTAGCTTTTGATAAGTATAAAACCAAAACTAATTAAATTAAGTTAAGATTAAAAGCGTATATGCGGTTATTTTTATCTTCTCTAGTTTCAAAACTGATTTTGGTTTTACTCTCAATATTATCTAAATTGATTTTCTTTAGATCGTTAGCATGAAAGAATACATCTTTTGATTTATCATCAGGTTTTATAAAGCCAAAACCTTTATTTTTATCAAACCAAGAAATAACGCCAGTTTTCATAAAATAACCTAAACTAAATAAATTCTGTTCAAGGAGTTAAAACTTATTCCCTGAACTTACAAACTAACTCAAAAACAAAATAATCAACGGAACAGAAAAAAACCGATGATCAACTTAATAAATAACATAGAGACGTTTATAAGTCTACAAAAAACCGCCCGATAAAAATCCGCATTCAGTGGAATAGAAGGGGGGTTTCTGGTATTATAAAACCTAAAATAATAATAAAAAAATGAAAAGATTTTTTAATTTTTTAAGCGGTCAAAGGACAGACGATAAGAAAACGGATAATTGGTCTAATTATCGAACTAATTTTGGTGATAATAGCAGGACTAATTCTACAACAGTAAGTCCTACCCCTCATCTTCCCGATCCTATTTTAACCGAACTTTACAACTCAAATGGCATAGCTAAAAGAATTGTAAATATTGTTGTTGAGGATGCCTTAAGGGATTTTATTAGGTGCGATGATGCTATTTTAAAAGAGTCTAAAAGGTTGAAGTTTAAACAGAAATTAAATGATGCTTGCTGCTTTGGTAGATTATATGGCGGTTCGCTTATTGTTGCCTTTATGGATGATGGACTTGAGATAAATAAACCAGTTAATCTCAAGTCTATTAATAAGATTATATCTTTTAGGATATTTGATAGACGTCAAATACAGTGGACTACGGAAGATTTATGTCAGGATTATTTAAAGGAATATTACGGCGAACCCGAGTACTACACCATAACATCATTAAATAGTTTTATAGAAAAGCCTTTTTTTAAGGTTCATCGCTCCCGTTGTTTTTTAATTAATGGGGACTTAACCGATCCTTTTGAGAAAACTAAGAATGGCGGATGGGATAATTCAAGCCTGCAAGTCTGTTATAACGCTTTAAGAAATTACGGCATAATTGCCATTGCTTCTACTGAAATAGTACAGGATTTTGTACAGGTTATAATGAAGATGAACGGTTTAGCTGAGAAATTATCTACGCAAGGGGGTGATGCTGAAATTCTCAAAAGAATGGAGCATATAGATTTATCACGTTCTATTGCCAATGCAATTCTCCTAGACGGAGACGGTTCGGAGGATTATGAGAAAAAATCAAGTTCGGTTGCAGGACTTAGCGATTTATGGGATAGGTTTTCAGAAACTATTTGCGGAGTTACTGGCATCCCAGCTACTAAATTATTTGGCAGATCGCCTGCGGGTTTAAATTCAACTGGAACAAGTGATTTAAATAACTGGTATGATATAGTGCGTGGTTATAGGACTGACCAGATAGAGCCAGTTATTACCTGGGCTTTGGAATTAATAAAAAATCAAAGTGAATGGAAGGCCAAACCTTTGAACTGGGAGTGGGAGTTTCCGCCTCTAACTTCGCCATCAGATGTTGAATTGTCTAAAATCAAGAAAGAACAAGCAGAAATTGATTGCATGTATATTGATCGGGGAGCGATTGACCCTATCGAATGCTGGCAAGAGAGATTTGGTCAGGGTAGTTTTCAGATTAACATTAAGCTTTCTAAACCTGAAAATGATACTTTATTGATAGATGAGGATAATAAGGATTTATTAAGTACCGATGGAGAAGAAAGTTCAAAAAAAGAAAAAGAAAAAAAAGCTAAGACTGAGAAAGTGCTTGATGAGCTTTACGAGAAGGTAAAAGGCAAGTGAATGATTTAATTATTGCTACACTTTGGGAGTTAGCAGAAAAGGTACAGGCTCAAAATTATGTAAAGTCAGTTTTAAAAATTGATGAACAGATTGTCGTTGAATATCATAACGGATTTAAACACAAAATTTCTTTACCAGTTTTACAGACCAAGTTTGAGACGCTAGATACTGCTGATATTATCGATGAATTAAAAATCATTATTAATAATATTATTGATTTACGGTTCAAAGAGGTTAGTTCTAATATAAGAGATATTATCACTCAGCTTCCTTCTGCTCAAGACGGCAAAGATGCTGATGAGGAAGCTATTATAACAAAATTAAAATCACTCTTAGAAGGAAGCTTAAAAGAGGAAATTTCTCTAATATTTAAATCTTTACCTCTCCCGCAAGACGGCAAAGACGGGGAGGTTGATTACTCTAAAATAGAGATAATAATTAGGGATTTATTCCAAGAATATAAAGAAAAATTGGATTTAATAGTTGAATCTGCAATTAGTAATATAGTTATTCCACAAGGGAAAGATGGTCAGGACGGCAGAGATGCTGACGAAGAGAAAATTATAGAAGTTTTAAAGCAGACCTTAGATGTTTTAGTAAAGGCAGAAGTTTTAGTTATAGAGGATATGTTACGTACTATCCTTGATAACTTAGTGCTGGATCAGATAGAACTACTAAAAAAAGATGTTGCTACTTTTATAGATAAAAAGTTTGGTCAAATAGTAATTCCAGAAGGAAGGGATGGAAAAGATGGTAGAGATGCTGACGAAGAAGCTATAAAGAATCAGGTTTTAGCTGATGTAGAGCTAATCCTGCAACAAAAAACGCTTTCTTCTTATGAACGTTTAAGAGAGCTGGTTATCTCGCTAGTACAGAGTATAAAACTTCCTAAAGGCGACAAAGGTGATAAAGGAGAGCAAGGGTCGGCTGGTCAGGATGGAAAAAGTATAAAAGGCGATCGTGGCAATGGAATCAGGGATGCTAAAATAGACGGAAGCGGATATTTAATTATCAAAACTGATGATAGAGACATTGAAGCTGGCAAAGTAGCAATTAATAACTTTTATGGAGGTGGAGGCGGAGGTAGTAGCGAGAGTGTATCCTATACTAATTCAAAACCAATGCCTTTTAAACTCGGTGGATTACCTAAAGGTACAAGGTTTAAGAATACCAATTTTAAAACATTGATGACGAAGTTATTATACGGAGTTGAATTGCCTTACTTTTCTACTTTTTCTATACAAAAACAGGGTGGAGCGGAGTTTATTAAAACCATAGAAATTGGTTATAGTTTAATATCTGAAACATTATCTGCTGCTTATTCAATAGAAAATGACCTATTGCTAGAGCCAGATTCAATAACTTTACTACAAGGTAATGAAGTTGTTGTAGAAAAAGTATCTGGATCGCCTTTTGAATTTCAGAGTTTAGGTGTGACTTATAATGTTCCCCAAAATGTTGATTTTACTCTTTTAGCATATGATACTACTGGTACTAGTTTTCAGAGCGTTATTACTCTTGGTTTTAAGTATAAAATATATTATGGCGAGTATACCGACGATATAATGGACTGGGTTCCAGATAATAATACGAATCCGCTTAGTATACTAAGAGCTAAAGAGCTTGCCCTTGACATTTACGGTGAGTATTACTTTCAAGGGGTAGGTTATAAATGGTTCTGTTATCCAGAAAGCCTAGGTGAGAACTATGTGTTTTATGAAATTTCAAGCGATATAGCTCTGGTTTTTGATGAGGTACGGAAGATAACGATTACGAATGAGTATGGTTTAAGTATTAAGTATAATTGTTATCGTACTTTAAATGAAATACACGAAGAATTTGTGATGGGTATTAAAAATGGATGAAAATACACTTAGAGTATTTAGTTTTTGCGGTGGAGGAGCTAAAGGGTATGGTGCTAATCGTTTTATGCAGAAATTTTTACACCAATGGGGAATACCGCAAGCTGATTTCTGGAAATATATCGATGCTATGTGCGGCACAAGTATTGGCGGGATACTTACCTGCGGTTATGCTTACGGGCGTACTCCTGATTATATGGAGTCTTTTTTTCTTCGAGATGCTAAAAGAGTATTTACGATTAGGACAACAACAGAAAAAGCATCAGGTAGTCATAATGCCAATAGTGATTCTAATAGACCTAACTTAGTACAAAAGGCTTACCTGTTTGCT